AGTAAACTGCCCACCTATTACGTGCGCCCTGCCTGTGAATAAGCTACCTACTGATAATGTTGTATATGCTATTGTTGAAGCGTGTACATAATTTATAAGTGTTACATCACCTGCACCACCCTCTATATATATACTGTTCGCCAAGGTTGACTCTGACCTGCCATCGATGACGGTTAAACTACCAGAGGTTAATATTATATCCCTTACCTTGTTATCTACAAAAAATGGCGTGTAAAGAGTACAAGTACCTTGTTGGATATCCAGCCCTGCATCTACATCTGTATTATTATTTCCATAACATTTAAGGTTGTAGAACGAAATTACTAAAGCCTGATTAGTGTTGATTAGAATATTAGTAATACCAGAACCACCATCTCTACCTCCAACGTGGATACCGTAGAACTTTAACTCTGAAATTTGTTGATTAGCTAAGGTGATACCAGAAAGGTTCAGGTTCACACCACTATCAACACAATTATATATACGCACTTCATCTAAAACTGTATCTGTCTGGTTGTTGGTCATTCTGACTGTATTAGTAGCAAGGTTATTACCATCAATCATTACATCAGATAATTTAATCCCTACTCCAGCACCTATCGTCACAAAGTTTGCAATCGCTGCCCTACACTTTATAGTAACACCAGTTGAGAGAGTAGGTGCGCTTGCAGATGCACCATTAAACCTCTTGGTTCTACCTGTTATAGTCCAGCTGTCTATCAAATAAGTTCCTAATGGTATGTAAGCATCTCCACTATCTTTAAGGTGACAGGCTGTGTTCCACGCTGTCCACGCTACCGTATCATCTGTAACACCATCACCTGTTGCACCAAACCACAATGGGTTCAAAATATCTGTGTCTACTCTTAACCAGCGCCCAGTAGTTGGTGCAGCTTTAATAATTGTACCGCCATCATCAGTAGCAGTTGATGTAGCATCCCAGTAGAATGTACCACCACCACCATCACCAGCAGAGTAGTAACCTAATGTCTCAATATATGCTCCTTCAGTTGTACCATCACAGTATTGTAGTTGATTTACAGTTTCTTCTGTCTTACCAAAATCTGCACAACTAACCCTTTCTTGTAGCTTGTTCTCTACTGTTCTACTAGAAGCACCTGTGCCACCTTGAGTGTAAGTAACGTTTTGAGCATCTGCAGTGCTTACCTCAAAAGAAGAGATAATCATTACTTCGATACCAGCACTTGTTGGAGGAGCTTCAGAGAATGTAAGTGTAGCACCTACGGTAGTGTAAGTATCCTTCTGTTGATATACACCATCGATATATACCTGTGTACTATTCTCATTATTAGGAGCAGTAGTTAATGTATAAGCTACAGTAGCACCATCACCAGTGAAGTTGTTTACCTTAAGCGCACCAGCGTATACAGCCTGCCAATCAGTACCATCATATACTCTAAGTTCATTATCTACAGTATTGAAGTATAGAGCGCCTACGATAAGGGCATCACCATCATCATCTGTAGTTGGCTCTACTGCCTTGTGTCCTAAGTAAGTATCTGCAAACTGCTCATACTTAGCGATAATTCCATCTAAGTCATAGCTGTCTGCTAGTACTGATGATGTTGCAATTCCGACCTCTATCAATCGACATTAGTTCATTCTCCTTCTCATAGCTTTAACCGCTAGTGCTAATCTTTTCTTTTTAGATAACTTCATTATGAATCACCTCCTTAAAGTAAACTTAACAAAAGCCCCTCATTTAACTGAAGGGCTAGAGTTAAATCAACTTACTACGAAGTTAATTCTTGGATTGAACCAGGACGAACTACTTTAGAACCATAAATGGTATCTGCAGTAAATAAGTCAGCTAGTTTCTCTTGTTTGTACTGAGTCTGCGTACGGATAGACTGTTGTGTAGCCAATACGTGTGCATCCTTTTGGAACAAGAAAGCTTTCTCTGTTGAACCTGTGCCCACTTGCGTAGACATAAATACAGGTACACCATAGATAGAACCAATCTTACCAGTCTTGATTGCATTACCATCACCAATGAACTGTTGCTCTGTAAAGCGTTCAGTTGACATTAGTGCAGTCATACAAGAAGGTGTCACGATTAGTGAACGACCATCTACAGGTACGTTACTATCATTCAACACTTCGATAGCTGCTAGGATTGAAGTATCCCAGTTAGTAACACCAGTTAATACTGAGTTACCACCAGTTAGTGCAGAAGCACCATCTAAGTCTGTGATGATTTTAGAATCAACATTAGAAGCTAGAGCATAACCTGCATCGTCCGTGTAGAACTTACGCATAGAGTTAAGAGCTTGCAACTCAGCGAAGTCTTCAATATACATTGAGTATTCGTAGTGTTGGTCAATTGTTACAGTCTCAGTACCAGCATTATCTGTGTTAGCAGTTACGTCAGTATTGATTACTTTTTGGTTAGCCGTACTACGACCAGGAGTAGGAATGTGAATTGAATCACCTTTCTTACCAGCGTGGCTGATGTTACGTACTAGGTTAGCAGCAACTAGGTTGCCTTTGTAAGTTGCAATTACCTCATCAGACCAGATTTCTGGAATGAATGCACCAACTGCGCCTGGGTTTGTCGATGCGTGATACGCACCATTAGTCATATTTGCCATTTTATATTCTCCTTTAGATTACGCCCCACTACAAAATGTAATGAGGACAATAGCATAGTATTTAAGTGACCCTTCCACTAGAATAAGCCTCATAGATTACATCTTGAAGTGACTCATACTTTAAAGGGTCTTCCATTTTCATTCGGATTAGGTCAGCTCTTCTGAACGACTTTCCTCCTGCTGAACCCGAAGCACTCCTAGATTCTGTAGTGGCTGATTTCAGTTTAGACTCTCTATCTACTGCTTGCTGCTGTGTTACTTCCTGTGTCTTCGAGACCATAGAACGGTCCTTCCAATTAGAGAGTAGCTCATTAGCTGCATCATAGTTATAAGAGTCCGCTGCTTGAAACATCTGCATACGAATCGGACTACCTTTAACCCAATCTTGGAACTTAGTATCTTTTACTACGTCACCAAAATCAGGGTGGGTGTGTTCTAACTGAACCTTAGCAGCAGACTGTGCCTGCTCCTGTTGGAACTGTTGGAACTGCTGGAACTTAGGGTGGTTCTCTATCGCTTGATTTACCGCTTTACCTGGGTCATCGTAGAAATCCGTACCTTGTTCCTCATATATATCTGAGGAATTATCTTGTGGAGGGTGTGACTGTCGTGCTACTTCAGCTTGCAGGAAACTATCTGATAGCTTTCTTAACTCTCCAACTTCCTGAGACTTACGTCCCATTTCCTTTTCGAGGTTCTGATAACTATTGATTATGTCTTCTGTGCTTTTACCAGCAAACTTATCAGGTACTTGATATTCCTCGGGTGTTGCTTCCGCATTTACCTCTGGTGATGTCTCCGTCATTACGTCTGTTGTTGGCTCTTCTGTTGTTGCTGCTTCTGTAGGACTTACAGTGTCCTCTACTACTATATTACTCATATCTTAGGTCTCCGTCCATTTCTGGATTATGGGGGTTCTATATTAAATGACGGGGTTAGACTAAAGGTCTAATTCTTCCATCGCTGCTTTAGTTGTATCCTCTAATCCAATTACTTGTCTTAGGATTGACAACTGACCCTTAGCGAACCAAAGGTCTTTCTCGTTCTCCACTCTATCTAGATGCCCAGTAACGTCTTCAAGATTCTTTAGTTCTGCAACTAAGTCTCTCCATCCGTCCTGCTCTGTTAGATATAATCTATCGTGGTAAAATTTATTATCTTCTTGTGATATCACTGAACACTCTGTGTACGTGATGCGTTAGCATAGTTTAGTCTTGTCTCTGACTGAAGATGTTCAATCTCAGGAATCTTACGCATAGTATCTGCTCTCTTATTCTCAGTCTCAGCAGCTACTTTATCCATAGCTCCTAGTTCTTTCTGTAGCTTAACTAAGCGTTCTTGTATATCTAAATCATTAGGCTGTTCTTGCTGTGCTTTAGCTGCGTGTAGCATTGCCTTAGCTTGTTCTTCTTGTGCTTCAGCTTGTGTCTTCATAATGTCAGCCTTAGCTTGTTCCATAGTCATCTGCTGTTGCATCTGTTGCATCTGCTGTTGCTGTGGATTAGGCTTCATACCTTCCATCAAAGCGTTGACTAACTGGTCTCTATTATGAATACTTGAATTTTGGAATACTGCCAACATTAATATATTGAAGGCTGGTGAGTCTTTAGGTACTGACTGTAACATAGAGACCATCTGTTGCATCTCTAATTCTTTAGCCATAATACCCATAGTAGAGTAAGGTACAAACTTATAGTCTGATACTGGATATCTCTCTACATCAAATTGAATCTTTCTCCACATAGTCTTATTAATCATAGGGATTAAGAATGTATTCTGGAAGTTCATCAGTGTACGCTTCTGTCTTTTGATAGATGCTGATTGCATCATAGACATACCAGAGCTAGTTGCTCTATCAGGAGCTGCAGTAGAGTCAGAAGAACCAGTGCCCATCTGAATCATATTCTGTAGTAGAGCGACCTGTGCATCATTATTAGGATTAGGGGAGCCTAGAGTCAAAGGCATAATAGCCTGTCTAGGGTCACCATTAGTAAGGATAGTCTTACCAGGTCTAACCTCTAACTTCAATCCTCTAGGTAGACGGGTAGCATCTGCTGCCATCATAGGAGTAGTAGTTAAGGCTAAGTTATCGATTCTTGCTCTCATCTCTGCATCTAATGCTTTCTGAGGGTTGTATCCTTTCTCACAGATACCTCTACCCCAGAACTTACTAGGTACTAAATCGTGTTGGTAACTAATGAAAGGTCTATCTTCCATCATAAATGGATTCTCTTCAGCACGTAAGACATACTGGTCATTAGCTATAGTAACTACTGCTTCGACTAATTCATCTTCATCATACTCGAAGTCATCATTAGTTTCTTTCTTGTTTAAGAATTTCTTAGGTACCTTACCCCAATACTCAGTAATCTTAATCTGGTCACCAGCATCTCTAGTAGAATACTCAGGGTCGAAACCTATCTGTATGATGTTTGTATCTGCCTCAATATCTACATTTCTATAGACACCCTTAGCCATCCCTTCAGATAGAATATAACGTGGCTTATATACCTCGTGAGCTACGCCTAAGGCTTCATCTACTGATTCAGCACTAGGGTCAATTAAGAATTCCTTAGGAGAGATAGCTTCAACACGTACCTCTACTGTCATCTCTTCTTGTACTTCT